TTAATGGTTGTTGTAGTACCACCAACTGTTAAATTTCCATTAACATTCAAATCATTTGTAGAAAAGTTTTGACCTGTTGAACCAGCTACAGCCGCTTTTCCATCTAATTGAGTTTGAATTGCACTAGTAACACCATCGACATAATTTAATTCAGTAGTAGTTGCAGTTACTCCATCAAGTAAATTTAACTCAGTACCAGTAGATGTAACTTGAGTACCATTTAAATGAAAAAATACACTTCTTATACTTCTTGTGTGAATATCTTCCCATTGATTGCTAGAAGTACCTAATTGAACACTTCTATTTGCAGTTGGTCGTAATATATCTTGGTTTTGAGAAGCAGTACCACTATTTATAAACTCCATAGTATCTGTATCAGCATCAATACCAAATAATATTCTACCTTCTGCTGGTGTTCCATCAAAATCAAATTTTATTCTAGGTTTATTAGAACTTACACCTATTAACAATGCATCATTTACAAGTGATGTTACATTAGAGATAGTGTTGTCAAGATTTATCGTTACATCACCACTAGCACCTCCACCATTTAAACCTGTGCCAGCACCTACAGTTGTTATATCTCCTGTTTGTGGAGAAACCCAGCTAAATGTTCCATCGCCATCTGACGCTAGAACTTGACCAGAACTTCCATTACCACTTACATTTAATTCGCTAGCACCTACTGCATTAGCCCCAATTGCATCAGCAGTAACTACATCAGTTGCTAGTTTAGTAGGATGTCCTACTGCATTTGTTGCTAATTGGTCAGGCCCAATTGCATCGTCTGCAATTTTAGCTTGTGTTACTGCATCATCTGCTAATCTTGCTGTAGAAATTGCCGAGTTAGGTATATCACTAGCAGAAAGATTACTATTTTTATAAGCACTATCATCACTGGTAGTGATTATTCGTTTCCAACTTGCCATTTTTAATCCTTATATTTAGTTAAGTTTTCTAGTTTACTTTGGAGCTTTATTTTACATATTAAAGCTAGTTCCAAAGCTTGACCATCATGTTTTGTATTTTCTACTAACTGTAAAAGATACCCAACCTCCTTAACAGTGAACTTAGTGTCAGGTTTTTTAGCCTCTTTACCACGCTCACTTAAATTTACTAATTTTGACATTATATTCCTAGATACAAGTTACCATTCCTGTAATATAATCCACCTTCTATTGCAGTAGGTTCACTCCCTTGATTTTTTAAAGTTAAAGTACCATTTGTATCTATTTTAAATACATTAGCACTATTGTTATTTAATTCAAACAAACTACCGCTATTAACTACACTTGTTGTTGTAAACTTTAACCAAGCTAGACTATTATTAATACCTGCATGTCCACCTCCTAAGTTTAATTCAACATCAGTAGTACCATTGTCTCTGTAAAATTTAGAATCAGAATCTTTATAAAAAACTAAATTTTTATATACATCTTTAATTTTATTCGGATGACTTAAACTACCTGCCATTAATTACTCCATGTTGTTGTTGTTGCATCTGATACATTTGAAAAAGAAGTAGGAGTAGGAACAGTCTGCTGACTCCATATACCTGCTTGATTACTTACTCCAGAGTATGTTGTTGTTGGAGTACCTACACTAGTAAAAGATGTAGAGCTTAATCCAGCAATTGTTTGGAACAAGTTTCTATCAAAGAAAGAAGATTCAGGAACTTTATCAAAAGCAATATCTATCAAGTTAAAACTACTATTAGAATCCCACATTAAAAGTCAGTTGCTCCTATTTCTTTAAATGTTCCAGTTCTTCCTCTATAAGCATATTTTCTTCCATTCTTTACATCGTCTTCAAATTTGCCATTAAAATATTGTGCCATAGGTATACCTTCAGGACTTTTTTCATACCCTATAGCTATAGCTTTATTTACTAAAGCATCATGAAACTGCTCAGGTATTTCAGGTACTTGTGATTCCCAAGCATCACTTGCACTAGGTAAAGTAAAGTGGTCTGATTTCTTATAGTAAAATACAGTTATATCTTTACCAGCTACAGTATCATCAGGGCTTGTAAATTGCTCTTCATCTGTTTTATTCTCATCATAATAACCAATCCATATAGCTCCTCTTTCAGTCCACCAAACCCATTGTCTTATACTACTCATGTTAAATCCCTCTTATAAGGTCTTCCTAAAAATCTTTTTATACTTTTACCATCTAAGTCTACATTTTTAATTTCCATAATCTGGTCATCATTACCTGATACACTTAGACTATATCCTCTTTGGTCTTTTACTAATGTAAACTTTACAGCATCTTCTAGCAATCTTGTTCTAGAGCAATACTCATCCTGTGCCCTATTAACCATCTTTACTATTTCTTGTGCTCCAAGATTAGGATGATGTTGTTGTACTAATTCTACTATTTCTTTTAGTTTCATTTAGCTATACCTCCACCTAATGCTTTTGCTTGAGAATCTAATGCTCTAATACCTATCAAAGCATATCCTTCTTGTATGTTAGCCATTACTATCTGTAATTGCTGTGATAACCACTGATAATCAGTATTTAATTTACCAATTAAAGTAGTAAAAGATGTAATCTTTTTATTTAAATTAGCTTGATATTCTTGCAAAGCTTGACCAGCTTCTGCACTCTCTTTAGATACTTCTGCTTGATATTTATTTAATTCTTGACTATATCCAGCAAGTACTGATTGAGCTCTTGATAACTCTTGAGCCGCTGTAGATAAAGTTCCTTGTAACATTTCAGGGTCTTCATCTACTAACCATTTTTGTGCAGAGTAAATATCAGTTCCACTGCCATCTACATTAACATCTCCACCTACTTGACTTGCATCATCTATTAAATGCTGTGCTTTATCTATAGCATCTTGATAATCTGCATGTATACTAGGTAAGGCAGTAGTTATACCTAAACTATCATTAAAATCTGTTATAGTATCAAAAGATGTAACATCGTCTAAATCTGTAGGTAATTTAGTAGTAAATTCACCTAATCTTTGTATAATTACTTCTTTAGCCGCTATATTAATTATTAAAGGTTTTAGACTTGCAGGCATATTAGCAATAGTTTCTGCATTGTCATTTATTGCACCCGGCTCTACTTTTGTAATTGTAGCATTTTCTGAACCTGTTGGTTCAGGGTAAACATAAACTTTTCCTTTATCAAGTACATACACTGGAGATGTCTTAGGAGCATAGTATATACTATCAGTGTCAGTAGCTTTCTCTACAAATTTTTTATCTATGGGGGTGCAATTTCTAGTTATGCTATTAGTAGAATCCAGTCTTGTCACATTAAGCACTACAGTGTTTATGTCCAACGGTTCCAAGTCACTACTATTATTAGTCTGTGTTTCATCAGTTGACATGCTATGTAACATATCAGGATTAAATTGAGATATTTTAGCTATTATCTCATGTTGTGCATTTGCTAAAGCCGTTGATACAGTAGCAGAATCATTTTTTGATGCACCCCCAGTTATTTGTCCAATTTTTGCTGTAAAACTCATTAACTACCTACAAATTGTTTTAATGCATTATATGTCATACTTCCAGCTTGACCATCTACTTTACCTTGATAATAACCTTCATCTTTTAAAAATTGTTGCAATCCCGGAATTTGCTCAGCTTTAAAACTATCTATTGTTGTATTTGGATTTTTCATAGAGTAAAACAATTGCGGGTCATATTCAACTGTATCTTGTCCAAATATTTTATTTTTAGCCTCTACTGTTGTATCGTAAGTTCCTTTAGCTTGCTCAGTAAAACTAGGCGTAACTGTTGGAGAAACTGGCTCTTTCTTCATAGAATTTAATCTATCTCCAAAGTATTTCCTAACATTAGTATAAGCTGTTCCAATTCCTTCTCCTACATCTTTCATAGTAGGTGCTCCGTGAAGTATATCTATACCTTTGTGTTTACCAATATGACCTTTGCTTGCAATTTCTCCATAAGTATTTCTTGCATTATCTAATGCACCTTTTATTTTATCTTTTACACTGCCACGAAACTCAGCCATTTTTTCTTGACCTTGCTCATTTAAGCCAAACATATTGTCAGAACCAGCCTCACTTCCATATGAACTCATACGAGAAGCGAGGCTATTTCTTTGTCCACCATAGATAGCCATTAATAATCAGCGTTTCCTAAGCCACTAAAGAATTTTTTAACACCTTCTTTAGCACCTCTATATGCACCACTACCACCAATAAAAGGAGCTACTCTTTCTATAGCATCATCAACTGATTTAGCACCACCCCTAAGACTACCAAAGAAATCTTGTCTAGCCTTAGAAGTTAAATCAGCATCAGGAGTTAGCTTTATACCACCAGCCATTTTCTTACCACCAATAGTAGCATCGCCTCTTCCGTCTCTACTATACATATGCTCTTTGCCCCTATCTCCAACTTCCATATCAGTTATTCTTTCGAGAATAGTACCTTGACCGCCTTTTAGTTCGTTTATAGATGCATTATCAGACCTATGACCACCTTGCATTCTTCTTAACGCTCCAACAGTCTTAGGGCCTAGTTTACCATCTTCAGCTAAAGGATTGCCTAGCTCATCTGTAAAACCAGCTTGATTTAACACTCTTTGCATTTGCCTAACGCTTTCTGCATTAGAAGGGTCAAATCCACCAGACATTGCTCCAGTGTCCATTTGGTTACCTTGAGAACCTTCTCTTAAGTAACCTTCAGCGGCTGAAACAGATGCATCACCACCAGATTGCCTAGCTAATTCAACTTGCTCACTAGCAGTCTTTAAAAAAGGATTGCCTAGTAAATCTGCTCTAGATTGCCTATCAGCTCGTCTAGCTTTAGATTCTGCATCAAATGGATTAAGGTATTCTAATAACCTCATTTTTTACTCCGTTTTGTTTTAGGCTTAGGCTTGACCACAGTTCTTCTACTATTATTGTTTGTTTCTTCTTTACCAGATTGAAACTCACCACCAACAGTATTAGATGTAACCATTCCCATTATTTGCCTCTTTTGCTGTAAACACCTCTAGTTGTTTTTGGCTTACTAGCCTTTTTAACAGCTTTCCCCTTAGAAGGTGATTTTGATTTTTTTGAATATTTCATTCTATTTCCTAGTTGCGAATGAGGGGCAGAATTAACCACCCCTCAAACAAGTTAGTCCTATATTATGACCACTTCAAAATACAATGAGTTTCAGGAAGTTGAATCTCAAGACCAGCTTCGGTCATGACGATATCTTTTCTTCCGTCAACATTGTTATTTTGAACATTAGTTATAATATGGGTATCACGATTAACACCGTTACCTGCAAGTGGCCTATAAGCGACATTCTTCATGTCAACCATTACAGCGTAATCTTCGTACATTCCTCTAAATAGAGGCTCTGCAACAAAGTGAAGATTACCATAAATAGTGTTAACTGTAGATACATTATACCCAAACTGGCCTTTGATATTCTGGATATCAAGAGCATAGCCATTAGAACCACCAGAAGTAGTTGCAGTATGACCTAATGCTACTGTGTTACCCAAGAATGAATCAGCACCTAGTTTGTTCAACCATGTGATTACTTTCCTAGAAGCAAGTACAAGTTTATTTCCGCTATTACCAGATTCTGGTGCGAAAATATCTTCCATTGCAGTTAAGAAGTCATCATATCCAGAGTTAGCATATGTGAAAGACTTAATCTTTCCATATCTCTCAGTATAAGGTAGAATACCCCAAGAGCGTCTAACTGGCCCACTAGCAGATGAATCATCAGAACCAATACCGAAAAGCATTGCATGCTCGATATCCATCTTATGTTCCATTAGCTTTGTTTGCCATACTCTTTTGTATTCATCAGCTTTACCACGATAGCGTGTAGCCATTGCAGTACCTGAGAACATAGGAATAGCAGTTTTAAAAATCTGCACATATCCTTCTCTGTCATACAATTCATCTTTCCAGCCTTCTGGGTCAGTTCCACCTTCAGCAAATGCTGAGCCAATTACTTGACCTTTTGCATCAGCTTCTACTTTAATCTTAGAAGCATTAGCAGGAGTAACTTCTCCTACACCGGGCTTCGAAAGACTAATAAAGGTTAACTGTAAGCCAGCAGAATCAGCGTTAGTGCTCAAATCTGGAGCGGCCGCTACTTTAAAAGTAGCTAAATGAACTGGTGTAGCATAAGAACTACCATCAGAGGCATACTTACACTCTACTTGTATTATCTGGTCTTTTAGTAAAAAACCGGGTTGAACTGCAGTTGAAACTTCTCTACCATATTTGTCATATAAAACATCAACAAGAACCTTATCACTTGAACCATAAGCAAAAGCTCCACTAGAATAAGCGGCGGCTACTTCGTTTGTTGTTTTAACCTCAAAGTTACGGCGTTGCCACTGATAACGCTGTTCCAAAAATTTGAATACAGGGTCATCCGTGGATTTCTTAGCAACTTTTGAGAGATAGACAAAAAATGGAGATTGTTGAGGAGCCAGTTCAGCTACTCTCTCACCGAAGTTATACATCCGTCTACTATCATTGATAGAAGAAGATTGCATTGAACCTCCGGTACTTATGCTGTATTTATCAGCCATGATTATACTCCGTGTCTAATCGGTTTAAGTTACCCTTGAATTACCAAGGATTTTGACTTTTATAGTCAGATATCAAATCATCCATGATGATATCCTCAGCACTTTTAGAAGTTTGTGCCATGTTAGCACTTGTTTGTACTCCCATTGGCTGAGGTACTGACTGTGCTCTCTGTACTTGGTTGAACTGAGGAGAAGGCTGTGCAATTGGTTGCTCAGGTACTTGACCTTTATTCATTTGATGCAATTTCCATAGGTTCTCTACAGATAAAGATTCAGGTGAACTCATAGTCTCTACAAACTCAGCAATTTCTTGGTCATTAGCACCATATTGTTGCTTTAGTTGTTGAGATAGATTGTTCATCTCTTCTTTATTTCGCTGTTCAGCTTCATACGCTTCTTGCTGTCTTCTTTGCTCTTCTTGAAGCGTTTCACGCTCCTGTCTTAACAAGTTAGACTCATATTCTACTCTATCTCTGTTCCAAGTGTCCATTTCATCACGATATCTATCCATAGAGTCTAGATACTGTGCTGATGCACTACTTGGGTCATCAATAGCTTCAGCTCTGTTAAAACCTGCTGGTCTTTGTGGTTTCTCTGGTGAGTCACGAAAAGGTTCGGGCTCAGGTACTGATTCCTCAGTTTGAGCTTCAGCTTGAGGCTGAGTACCTTTAATAGTAGACTGTAAAATTTCTACAGTCTGCTTTAGTCGCTCATTCTCGTTTTTGGCTTTATCTGCTTCAGACTGCCAATACTGATAACGAACTTCTTCGTTGCTTTGTGGTTCAGGTGCGAATTGTACCTGTTCATCATTAGTGGCTGAACCTTCTGCTATTGGAGCAGGAGCTTCAGGTACACTAGTTTCGTCAGAAACAGGAGCAGGACTAAACACATCATCTATAACACTATCCTCATTAAACAGAGAATCCTCCAAGTCTGTTACTTGACCTTGTTGATTTTCTTGAGACATATCAAATTTCCTCAATAAGGAGCCCAGCTAGTTCTGGGGTGTCCTATTTTTTGCCAGCATCTGCTTTACTTTTCCTTACTTCAGATGCTATTTCACTAGTAGCGTCATCGAGTCTTTTTTCGTATAAAGTACCTGCGGCTTGTGCCCTATTAGATACTTTATCGAGGCTTGACTTGAATTTTTCAACCTCAACTCTTTGCTTAAGATTAACATTCTCTCTATCTCTAGATTGCATATCGCCTTCTAGTTTCTTGATTGTTTCTTCAGCTTGTTGTAATGCACCCTGTAGTTGTTCTACAGTGTCAGTTCTCTGTAAGACTCCTTCGACATCAAATATCTCTGTCTTCTTAAGAACTTCTTCTTTATCTATGATGCCATTTTTATATGCATCCATATACATCTCGAGTTGAGCAAATCTATTTGTAGGTAATGTAGAACCTGTAACTATTACAGCATCATACCTACCAATCCCTATATCATTCCACTTTTGTACTGAATCAGTGAAATCATCATAATAATTCTTATTAATCAAATATTCGCTGGTCGTATTGTTAGGTTGCACCAGACGGATAACTTTTTCTTCTTGGTACAATTGTTGCATAAGTGGGATTGCAACAGCACATACCCGACTCAGACCAGCTTCAATATCAGCTAATTTAGACTTTATCTTTCTCTGACCAAAGTCATCAATAGATACAGTTGCTTTATAAGTTTGAGGGGCGGCTTGAGAATTACCCATCATTAACTCATAAAGACCTAGCTGATGGTCAATATCTGATTTAGCAGTTTGTTCGTTTTGATATAATTCATTTGGTAATGGCAATGGTTGTACTGGTTGAGGTGCACCTTGGTCAAAGTCTACCTCAATAGCAACTCCCGGTTGTGACCATTTCTGTTCAAACTCTCTCATATCAACAGAACCTGCTGGGACTAAAATCTTTACATTCGTACTTGTTGTAGCATGTGCTATTATCAAAGAGCGTGTTTTATTAATATACTCTTGCATATCTTTACACATCCTTACATCTGACATAGGGTAAGGTGTTCTAGTGTGTATATTCATAAAAGTGACTATAGGATAATGCTCTGTAGGTAACACTCTTTTATATAATAACTGGTCTCCTATTACTACTACTTGACAAACTCTACATACTTGTATTTCTACAACTTTTATTAAACCTTCTTTTACAAACTGCTCTATTGTAACAATTTCTAATTTAGGTTCAGGTGGTAAATCTTCTTCAGGAACACCTTGTTGTTGAGCTTGAGCTAACATTTCTGCATGAGCTTGTAATAACTGTTGCATAGTTTGCTGTGCTACATCTTGTCTTACAAAAGGTC